TAATCTGTCGAATGGTAGAAAACGCTTCTAATGCGGATTGATGACATTCCTCTTGTACTGCTTTCAAATCACTTAAGATTCCCAAATCCATATATCGCATCAGTGGAACAAGTGCCTTTGTTGACCTAAATATACGGGCAACCAATTTCGCTGACATGATAACGACACTCATCGCTTTAACTACATCGCTCGGTTGGTCCAGATAAATCTCACCCCCTTCTCCCGACCCAAAAAAGGCAACGATTTGTCTAAATAATGCGGTTAAATCTTCGAATTGAGTAATCAGTTGATTCGCGATAACATCAGCCTGTCCATTTGTAAGGTCGCGCGCGGGTTTCTCTGTCATCTTCACGATTCCACTCTCCATATTTTTGATAACTCGACGTTTCGCACGTGTTAAACCTGCTTCTTCTGTTGCCCATTGGTTATAATCTGGTATCGTCGGCATTGTATAATAACAATATATTTTTTATTGTCATTATAAAATTATATCTCTAAAATGTGTTTAGTAAAGGCCATGCTGTTTTACATACTTCGATGCCTCTATCATTTTCATACCCTTTTCTTTCATTACCTTTTTGACCGCTTCCGCTCGACGTTTGCGACCGTCCATCGCCCCACCCGAAGATACTCCTGCGCCTTTCATCTTTTTCATCACACCTACACCAGCGCCTTTTCCCGTCTTGGTACTTCCTGTAAGGTAGGACTGAATCGCACTTTTCGCAACATCGACCGCAATGTCTTTTGCGATAGGAAGCGCAACACTTCCAACCTTCTTTCCAACTTTTCCTATCGCTCGTCCAACATCACCGATAACATTCCCACCATTTTTAGAACCCTTTGGTCGACCGCGTTTTTTCACACCAAGACCGAGTAATTCCCGACCCGTATTCTTGACATCATTGATAGAGAACTTTTCATCTAAAATACCCATACCCAACAACTCACGACCCGTGTTCTTGATATCATTCACGGAAAACTTTGCGTCTAAAATACTTCCGCCTTTCTTCGAACCCTTTGGTCGACCACGTTTCTTTGCTCCGCCAGTCTGCGCGCCTTCACACGAAGCACATACAGCACTCCCCCCAGTCGCCTTTTTAATAGCGGCAGTCGCGATGGCGCTCGCGATAGCTGGGCCAGCGATACGTCCAACCGCCATGAGTGCTGGCCCGAAAAATCCACCATTAATCGACCGCATCTCGACCGCGTTATACATGGGGTAAGTTCCCATCGTACCGGGTGCGACCATATGACTCCCGTCGGGTGGGTGAATGAAAGGCGAAACCGTACCGGGTGGACGAGTCCCCCCACTCATACGTTCTTGTACATATTCTCTTCCACGTTTCGTCGCTTCTTTCTTGCCTTCTTCCAAGGCAACTTTTCCTAAATCTTTCGCCAAGCTATACCCGATACGTCTAACGTAAGGGGGTGCGAGTGCGTCCCCAACACGTCCAAACATTTCTCGCGCCGTCATTCCGCCAGCCATTTCACGGTTCATTGCTCCCATGAGTGGGTGAGACAAATGGGGATGATTTCGACTCGATACCACTCGTCCATCTGCTCCTAAAAATGCTCCGCCTTCCATTGAACTTTCGAAATACATGGGTTCGCCATTCGTATCTCGTTCTCTATCGTATTTTTCAAGGACACCTAACAACTTCTCGTTATAAGGGGTGTCAAACGCCATTCCGTAGTTCCGACTCGCCATATAAATATAGAATATATATTAATTTAATGTAAATACCAATATGTTTAATTGGTATTTAATTGAGATAAGGTTCTTTGTATTTTGGGTCTGTATGATTAGGTTTACGTAAGATAAGAATGCGGTTAGGTTGAAAATAATACCGAACAGATGGTAAGTCTACTATACTATCCGTTTTCATTTTCTCGAGACAAGTTTCCGCTTCTTTTCGTGTACGCTTACGACATCTCATTACAATCCCTTCTCTTTCATAGTGTATAAAAAAACCATTTCCTATAGTTGGGGTGATTCCCATTAATTTGTCTCAAGAAAGTTTTAATAGCAAAGGTTCGCAAGTTTTCCACCCGAACTGACTCCACCACCCGAACTGACTCCCATGCCAGTCATACGTCGAACCTTGCTCATCAAATCCCGCACAAGGGGAAGTTTAGCAGCGGCAGTCGCGATACGATTTACCATGCTTCCACCCACAAGGCGATGGTACTGAACCGAAGACACTGGGTCAACACTCTCTTCGTTTGTTTTCGCATCGAGAACCATCTGTTTGGTAAGAATACCAGTGTAGATGTTGGATGAACCCGCGACAGTCGTAAATATCCCCGAGTTCACGCAGATAATACAGATTTCGGGGGTGACTTGTGCGCCATCGATGTTTGTCACGTTAATTGAGAACTGGAAGTTGTACTGACCAATCGAACCAGACGTTAAGTAGTCTGGAAGCGACAAATCGTAAGCGGGTGAGAGAATGAGAAGAGAACCTGTCGTATTAATAGCGGTACCTTTTCCAAGGGCTTGGTCAGCATTGTTAACGACACCGCTAAACTCCGCCCATGACTGGGTTGAGTGGTTGTTCACGGATATACGCCACAAATCTTCTGGAAGTGCGGAAGACAGTAGACCCGAAGTGTTATTGAGATTGACACTAATGCTGTTGATTTTCAAGAAAGTAGAACTGTCCTTAACCGTCTGGGTCGACATGGGTTTTCGAACCGAGATAATGAAGTAGTCTGGAAGTTGGTTAATCTGGATATTCTGTGAGTTGAACGACGCAGACAAACCACTCGCAAGCGGACCAGTGGAAGACTGGAGAGAGATGTATCGCGGAAGGTCCATATAGGGAACAATGTTTCGCGCCGAGATAAGGTCGGTAGGTTGAGTCGAGAGGAAGTTCAGCAACATGCGAGTATTCTGGAAAGGGTTAGGCTGGGCGACAGTTCCGAGAGAAACCGCATACGTGTAGTCATTTCCATTCTGGCTACCCGCAGTCGTAGAGAAAAATCTCTTACATGACGAGTCGATATTCATCACGAACGACATGGCGTTAATGCCCACAAGACCCTGTTTGTTATAGCAAGCATCACCATACACAAAGGGCGAAAGTCCAAGAAGAGGCTCTGTGGTAGTCACCTTACACTCAATCACGAAAGTATCAAGAACGTCGGTCGATGTTAACAGTTGATTTGTACCACCCGCCGTAATGTTGTGAAGGACCGATAAGACTTGAAAAGGAAAAGCACCACGAGGGTAGAGGTCGCCATCATAGGACTGGTCAGACCAATCTCCAAGAGGGTTGTTCGACCCACCGACGCCCTGTCCAAACTGCTTATAGGCTTGGTCTGGAAGCACTGGACACATGCCGTTATAACGGTACAATTCACGGTTGTTATTCAGACGAAGAATCGAAGGAAGAACGTCCTGAAGATTCACAGACACGTTGGTGTTGTTAATCTGCGCCGATGCGGTCGTAAAGAGTGAGTTAAGAGGGAACGCTTGTAATGCGTCAGTTTCTCCATAGTTAAATGCGAGTTGTGCGTTTGGAACGTTCGTGACGTTAATGGTAAAGAAAATATCAGTCTGGACCAATACTTCGCGAGATACCACGATGTTCTCGCTAGGTACTTGAATGTTAAAGGTCATGGAAGAACTGGAAGTCGATACCGCCGAGAATTGCTGGTACGTGTTAGAAGAAGCACCTGAAACCACGGCGTAAGACAACTGGTCCGTAATATCTGCTAAACGCCCATCTTTTACGAGAACAGTCTTGAAGTCGGCGCTCATTATACATTAACCAAATATAAAAATTATTTGGATAAAAGATAATTTCTAAATGTCTAACTGACCAATTTTGGGTCGACGGGTTGATTCCTATCTTTCTTTTCAAACAAAAACTTAATGGAAGCGGTCGACCCCGAAGCAAGCGTAAAAGGAACAAGTGACCCCAATTTATCTCGCCAATAAACGTTAATGTCGATGTTTGTGAGGGGCATATTCCCTGTCATGTCGATACGCCTATACTCTGCCGTTGGGGTATACAAAATGTTTGGCTTAAAGACTTGCTGATTCGTTTGGAAGTCCGTGATAATCTGGGCAAAGTTCGCGTTGTTCCCTATACCGGAAGAAGTTTGACCATTGTTAAAGACAAGGGGCGCAGATAACTGATTGCTAATGATAGGAACTGTATTTGACGTAAAGACTATCGAATTAACGGGCGACCATGTATCGATTGTACTAAACTCTTGAAACATCTGCGTCCACACTTGAGACACAGCTGGCGCGACTGGATTTGTAGGAAGAAGAATAGTATTGACTCCTTGATAATCGGCAATAAGCATTTGATAATTCCTTCCTAAAGTCACTCCCTTTACACCAAAGTTAAAAGAAGGAAAACTGTTAAACAAAGCAAACAACGGGGGGTTAAAGTATATCTTAACACGTGCGACGTTAGACTGGTTGTAGTTCGATGCCTGTGCCTGTAGAATTGCTTTTGAACTGGTCACGTCCCATGTAAGGACGGGTTGTAAAAGAGTTGGGACAGTCGCTATAAGGTCGGCCGTTGCTTGTCCTAAAGCGATATTGATTAGTTCAAGAAAATACTGAAACTGGTAGCAGTAATAGAATTGAGTGTTGGTCTCTTGAAAACCGCTTACAGTCTGACTCGGGGGAATAGGTACGGGAAGATTCTTATTTTGGGGTATCCAGTTGACATATCTCTGTTGAGATGGAGTAATGTTTCCAGCACCATCGTCGAACTCCAAGGTCACGGAATAGATGGACAACAAAGGGTTCGCTTGTTGGGGTTGGATTTCACAGATGAAATTGGGGAGATTATACGTGTCTAAACTAAATCGAACAATACTCAAATAATATTCACCTGTATTCTGAATGACGGGGTTCGTTCTTGTCTCGTTAAATCTCAAGAAGGGTTCTTCACTCGTCGTGCTTTGGAAGTTCGTAGATACGATGTCGTAATAGACCATGTCGGGGTTCTGTGCTTTCTTGAATAAAGACAACTGGGACATCTTATAATATACATATACATTTTATTATAAGACTAATCTAAATATAGTAAGCAACAAATACACAACCACCTGCCGAAGTAGTAGTCCCTAACAGATTGGAATAAGCGAGAAGATTGTCCGCTTGTCGACCCGCTGAACATGTTCCCATGATTGACCCGTAAGTCGTTGGGCCTACTATACCGGGTACTAAAACCCCGTTTAGATTACAAGCACCAATAGCGGACGCGACGACTTTAGTCGACACTACAAATTGGGTAGAAGAAGGTACAGACGCATTTTGAACAGTATACACGACGGCGGGGTCGGCAACAGTACCAATGGTTAATTGTAATGACCCATTCAAGGCGAGTCCATTCCCAATCGTTCCCGAGACAACTGCGCCACTATCTTGACCATTTGAACCACTAAACAACATATAGTCTATCTTTCCTATAGCGCCAATGTTCGCATTCGCAAAATTATACACACCGGGGGTCGTAATGACAAAGGTCACGGCTTTTCCAGCAACATCAATCTTTCCATCGATATAAGCTTTCGACGCTGGATTCTGTAATGCGGTAGGGACTTCCAGTGGAGAAGCGGGCGCAACACCTACAAAACCCGTAAATGTGTTAATGCCTGTCCATGTATTTGTCGCGTTCTTTGTTAAATCTGCCGAGTTCGATACTCCAGCGGAAACCATATCGTTGTATCCAAGTAAAATATTCGTTGGAACTGGTGCGCCAACTTGCGGAACAACTGGGGGGTTTGCGTTTGAAAAAGTTGGAGATATTAACCACTCATTCGCCGTAGGAAGTGGATTATAAGCGAGAACAGCATCATCTATATCTAATTTTGTAAGCATATCCGTATCGTTTACGGGTGGGTCAGTTCCAGTATAAAAGGTATCATTCTGAAAATCGTTTGTCCCTGTCCATGTGTTATCTGTTGCGAGAATACCATTTGTGTCAAACAAATCAAGTAGATCATCTACTGTTGTGCTACCAACCAAACGAATTTGTGTGCAGTTAGCAGTT